TCGCCCCGGCCACCCAGCTCATGAAACCCAGCAAGGTCGACGACAACGGCCGCCGCCTGATCGGCTTCGATGTCGATTTCGCGCCGTCTGCCGGAAACGACGAATGGCGCCTGGTGGCGCTCTGATCTTACGCAAGAGGAAAAATCATGCCCGCGATGAGCGACTATCTGGAAAACAAGATCATCGACTGGCTGCTGCGCGGCCAGGCGTACACGCCGCCCGCCACCGCCTACGTCGGCCTCTATACCGCCGGTCCCAGTGATGCCGGCGGGGGCACCGAGGTCAGCGGCGGCAGCTACGCCCGGGTGGCCGTGGCCAGCGGTCTGGCCAACTGGGCCGGTACCCAGTCCAGTGGCAGCACGGTGGCCAGCAGTGGCACCGGCGGCACCACCAGCAATAACGGGGCGGTGACCTTCCCGGCGCCGACGGCCAACTGGGGCACCGTGACGGCGTTCGGCGTGTTCGACGCCAGTTCGGGCGGCAACCTGCTGTTCTATGCCAGCCTGACCACCAGCAAGACGGTCAACAACGGAGATGCCGCCCCGAGCTTTGCGGCTGGCGCGCTGACCTTCCAGGACGATAACTGATGCGGCTCTGGCAGTTCCTGATTGCCGTCGATCAGATGGCAAACACTGTGCTGGGCGGGTGGGCGGACGAAACGATGTCCGCCCGCTGCTACCGCAACCGGGAACGCACCCGCGGCTGGTCTCTGCTGTATCGAGGGGTGAACGCCGTATTCTTCTGGATGCCCGACCATTGCCGGGGGGCGTATGAGTCGGAGCAGCGGCGGTTGAATGCGCCCCCTGAGTATCGACTGCCTGAGGACAGGACATGACCCCCGCACAACAGGCCGCACTGGAAACGCTGGCAGGCCGCGCGCTGACGGTCGCGGAGATCGCGGCAGCCAATGCGCGAGACGATGCCACCTTGTCGCTATCGCTGTCTGCGGGCCGCACCCAGACGGTGCCGAATTTAATCGGCGTCGGTCAGGTGATGGAGGCCCTCGGCCCGGTGGCCGGTGCCGCTGTACTGGATGCGCTGGATGCCGTGCGCACCAGCAACCGACCGCTTTATTGGGCCTGGGGCCTGCTGGAAAAGGGGATGCTGGATGTGGGCAGCCCGGCCACCCAGGCGTCGATTCACGGCCTGGCCGCGGCGGGCCTCATGACTGCGGCCCAGGCGGATACGCTTATTGGCCTGGCCCGGCGGCCTGATCCGGTGTTGGTCGGCGTGGTGTCCGACCTCCTCAATAGCGAGGCGACATGACCACGCCAATCCTTCGCCAGGCTCAGGGCAGCGCGATCACATCCTCCCCGAGCGCCATCGCCAATAACGCCTACTCCGCAGGGATGCGGATCAACAACAGCACGTTGGGCGCGTTGTTGGCCGATTTCCGCGTGACCGGGAGCTTTGGTTCGTCTCCAGCGGGCACGGGTGCCCTGCAACTGGTGATTATCGATCGCGACCTGGCGGGCAATGCCGGCGCATCGCCCTCTACGACGGTGCTCGGCAAGCCCTATACGCTCACCCCGTCCCCCTCTGGCACGGCATCCCAGGTGTTCGCCGTGGATTCCGTGCCGTTGCCGTATGACTGTGACGCTTACATCCTCAATAACGGCACGGCGCAGACCTTCACGTTCGGCACTTCCGGATTCGCCTGCCAACCCTGGTCGCCGGGGACGTAAGTCGTGCCGCAAGGCGTTAATCTTTCCAGTCTGCTCTGGCCGGATGCGGAGCAGGGGCGGCAACCGCAACCCCTCCTAGGGATCGACAAGGGCAACCCCCTTTCGTCGGGGCTGACTTGGGCGGTCGTAGGGGCAGAAAAGCTCAACCGTGGAAGCTTTTTTGATCGCAATGCCCTAATCGGCTACGACGCGGGTTCCAGCATCTCTGGCCTCTCTCCGTCCGGCCAGTCTGCCCATTTCAGCGGGAGCGCTGGCAACTACTACAGCGGCAACTTCAATACCCAGGCGCACCCGTACCTGGCTGCGACGGCCTCTCCGTTCACGATTGCGATATTGGCGACGTGTAACGCGCTGCCCTCGGCGCAAGTTTCCATCGCCGGGACAACCTACACGCCCAGCGCCGCCCCTGTCGTTTCTGTTGGCATCTCTGCGGACAACAACTGGGAATTCATCGTATCCGATAGCGGCGTCACCGTTTCGGTTACTGGCACGGCAGTGGTGGTGGGGGTGCCTACGCTGCTAGTGGCGAACTACGACGGCAGCTTCGCCCGGCTTTACGCCAACGGCAGGTATCTCAGCAACGGCGTCGTCACCTACGCGCCAAAGACCGCTAACTGGCTCACGCTGTTCAGAGGCGCCCTCACTAACGGGACCAGGGCGTTTACCGGAGACCTCACGCTTGACCTGGCCTGGAATCGCGCCCTGTCGGCGAATGAGATACGCACGCTGGCAGCGAATCCATGGGATTTGTTTTCCCCCGCCACCCCCCTGTCCATCCCGGTAGCGGCGAGTGGGGCAGGGGCGGTGCTCGCTGCAAATGCCGCCGATCTGGCCAGCGCCAGCGCTGCACTGATGACGGCCATTCCGCTCTCCGGCGCCGCGGCGGTGGTCGCCAACAGCGCCGGCGCGCTGGCCACCGCCATCCCCGTGGCCGGGCAATCTGCCGCGGTAAGTGTGGCCGGCGGCCTGCTCACAACCACGATTACCCTGTCTGGATCGGCCCTGGCCCAGGCACTGGCCAGTGCCGGCCTCACGACGGGCATCCCCCTTGGCGGCGCTGCCCAGGATAACGCCGGAGCGACCGGCGCCCTTGCCAGTGCCGCGGCTGCGCTGACGGGGGCGGCGAGCGGCAATGCCGTCGCCTCAGCCAGCCTCACCACCCAGGTCAAGCTGGCGGGGGCCGCCAATTCCCAGGCGCTGGCCAGTGCCGGCATCACGACGGGCATCCCCCTTGGCGGCGCTGCCCAGGATAACGCCGGGGCGACTGGTGCCCTTTCCGGTACCGCGGCTGCGCTGACGGGGGCGGCGAGCGGCAATGCCGCTGCGTCAGCCAGCCTCACTACTCAGATCACGCTGTCGGGCGCCGCGATTGCCCAGGCGCTGGCCACGGCAGGCCTCACCACCACGCCGGCCGGTTTGTCCGGCGCCGCCGCTGCACAGGCCGGCGCGACCGGCGCCCTGCTCACCCAGATCCCGCTGGCGGGAGCCGCCCAGTCCATTGCCACGTCGACGGCCGGGGTCACCACCGTCATCAAGCTCACCGGGGCGGCGGCGTCCGTGTCCGCCGCGACCGGCGCCCTCACGCTGGCTGCGACCCTGACCGGGGCCGCACTGGCCCAGGCGGCGGCCGCCGGAAGTCTCACCATCAGTATTCGGATGAGCGGTGCCGCGCTGGCCCAGGCGGTGGCCGCGGGGTCGCTGGGTGGCACGCCCTCCCTGGCCGCGCGGGTACACGCCATCCGCGCGCTACCAAGAGCGTGGACCGTCAGCCGGGGCCGAGCGGTTGCGCGGGCCTGGGTCGTGTCGAGCACCCGCCGTCATTGGAGTATTGCCGCATGAGCCGCCTGCCGATCAAGGACCCCGCCGAGGTGGTGGTCATCGCGTTCGACTTCAGCGCCGAGCTACTTGCGGAAACCATTACCGGCTCACCGATCATCACCTGCACCGCCTACCAGGGGGTCGACGCCAGCCCGGGCGCGGTGATCTACGGGGCGCCCGCGGTGGTGGGGCAAACGGTCACCCAGACCGTGTGCGCCGGCCTGGATGGCATCGATTACAAGCTGCGCGGCGTGATCACCACCAGCGGCGGACGCACCCTGGTGCTCTCCGGCATCCTGCCCGTCCGGGTGCTGTAGGCCTCGGCCCGCAAAACTAAAACCCTTTATTCGGCGCGCCGCCGCGCGCACGCAAAAATGGGGCGTCCCTCACTGGAGTGCCCCATGTTCAAACTCAATCCCACCCCGCAGTTCGCCGCCCCCGTCTCTCTGACCGTCCCCGGCCAGGCCGAAACCGGCAGCGTCATGCTCACCTTCCAGCACATGGGCAAGCAGGCCCTGGCCGATTGGCTCGCCAGCGCCGGCCAGGGGAAGAACGATCTCGACCTGGTGGCCCAGGTGGTGGTCGGCTGGGAGGGGGTGAGCGACGACGACGGCGCTGCCGTGCCGTTCAGCCGCGAGGCGCTGGCCGCCCTCCTGGATGCCTACCCCGCCGCCGCCGGCGAGATTGTTTCCGCCTACGTCCATGTCCTCGCCGAGTCCCGCGCAAAAAACTGAGGGCGGCGGTCCGCGCGCTACTCACCGCGCCGGACCATGCCGAGGAGGATCAGGCGCTGGCCGCCTTCGGCATCGCCGCGATCCGGCAGCATCAGGACTGCGAGCTGTGGCCGGAGAACGCGCTGCCCTTGGGCGTGTTCTCGCGCCTCACCACCCAGTTCAACGTCGGCCCCATGGGCGGCGTGGTGGGGCTGCGCTACGAGGCCATCCCCATCGTCCTGCGCCTGCTCCAGGTGCCCCGCGCCGAGTGTCCGAAGCTGTTCGAGCAGCTGCGCGTGTGTGAATCCGAAGCACTGACGATCTGGAACGCCGCATGAACGCTGGTCAAACCTTTGGCATCACCCTCAAGTGGGACGGCCGCGAAGCCCAGGCCGGCGCCGCCGACGCCGGCGCGCAGATCGACGAGCTGGGCAAGCGCGTCGTCAATGCGGGCACCCAGGGCAAGGAGGCGCTGACCGGGCTCTCCGGCGCCTCGCGCGCCTTCGCCGTCCAGACTGGCGAGGATGTCCAGAAGATTCTCGACCGCTACGACCCCATGGGCGCCAAGTTGCGCCAACTGCAAACGGATTTCGCCCAGCTCAACGTGGCGGCCAAGACCGGGCTGGTGGGTGAAAAGGATGATTCCCGCGTCGACCTGGCCTACAGCAAGATCCTCACCGGTATCAAAGGCATCGAGGGCGCGGCGCCGGCCGCTGGTGCGGCCGTGGCCGCCGCCGGCACCCAGATGGCCGCCGCCGCCGAAAAAAGCGCCTTCGCCACCGTCGGCGCCCGCCGCGAGCTGATGGTGCTGGGCCATGAGGCCATGAGCGGCAACTTCGCCCGCATGCCCGGCAGCTTCATGGTCCTGGCCGAGCGGGTCGGCGCCAGCGGCACCGCGATGCTGGCCACCCTGGGGCCCATCGCCGCCGTCGCCGTGGGCCTGGGCCTGATCGCGAAAGCCGCATCGGGCGGACACGAAGAAATGATGGCCATGAACAACGCCCTGGCCACCACCTCGGGCTACGCTGGCCTCACCCGCGGCGCCATGCGCCAACTGGCCGACGAGATGACCCGCACCGGCCAGGCCACCATCGGCCAGGGCAAGGACATCGTCACCGCCCTGGTGGCCAGTGGACAGATCGGCGCCCAGTCCATCGGCGCCGTGGCCAACCTGGCCAGCAACTACGCCAAGGCCACCGGCCGCGATATCGACGAGATCGCACCCCGGCTCGTCAAGCTGTTCGCCGATCCCGCCAAGGGGGCGGAGGAACTCAACCGCACCATGCACTTCCTGAGCGCGGCCGAACTGGACCATCTCCACGCGCTGGAGATGGCGGGCAAGGCCGGCGAGGCACAACTGGAGTTGGCGAAGCGGCTGAATCAGTTCCTTCCACAACAAGCCGAGGAGCTGGGACACCTGCAGAAATGGTGGAACGAGCTGGCCAATACCGCTTCCAAGGCCTGGGATGCCATGCTGGGAATCGGTCGCAAGGACAGCATCGAGGAACGACTCGCCCAGGTAAAGCGACAAATCGAGTCCACCGCCGGAACGGACATCAAACATGCCCGCCAGGCTACGTCAGGAACTGTTCTGGCGAAGGAGATCGACCGGCTTTTCGCGGAGATGACAACGCTGGATGCGCAGGTCGCCGCCGCGAAGAAGCAGGCTGACTCCAAAGCAGCCGCCGCCGAGAAGAACGCACGGCAGCAGGAAACCCTGGACATCATCAATGCCAACTCACCTCTTAGCCAGGTCGCCGACCTCCAGGCGGAACTGAAGCAAATCGAAGCCTTCGAAGCTGGCACAGATAGCCTTGCCAAGCGGAAGGCGGAGGCAATCCGGACGCAGAAAAAAAAGATTGCCGACCAGCTCAAGCGCGACGCCGGCCCGAAGACGGACTACACGGACCTCTTCGACGACAACGGCGACGTGGCCTACGAGGTCAATAGCAAGGACAAATCCACCGCCAAGATGATCGAGCGGCAGCAGTCCGCCTACAAATCGATGGAAGCGGAAATGGCCCGCGAGCGCGAGAAGGCCATCAAGGATTTCGCGGCGCTCGATACCGAGGTCGCCGAGGCCCTGGCCACCAGCATCGGCAAGCTGGACGGCGACAAATATGCCGTGGCGTTCACTGCCGTCGACAAGGAAATCACGGCCAAACGCAAGAAGCTGACCGACAGCAAGATTGCCGACTATGCCCCGGATCAATACAAGCAGATGGTCGAGGCTATCAATGCGCTGGCCTCGGCCCGCTATAACGAGGCCGCCGCCACTGCCGCCCAACAGCAAATCCAGCAAGTTGAGGCCGACCGCAGTGAAGCGTTGAAGCTGCTCCAGGCCGAAGTGACCGCCGGCATCAAGACCCAGACGGATGCACGGCGCGAGGGCATCACCATCAACCAGGCCGCCCTGGATGCCCTGGGCCAGCACCTGGACGTGCTGCAGAAGCTGGCCAGCCAGGGCTACGCCCCCGCCATCGAAGCGCAGAAGAAATTCGCCGCCAGCCAGGTCGCCATCGCCGATGGTGCCAAAGACAAGAATTGGGTGGACGGCATCACAGACGGCCTGAAATCCTTCGCCGGCGCCTCGGTTGATACCTATGCCATGGTCAAGAGCGCCACCGAGCGGGCGATGAACAGCATGACCGATGCGCTGACCACCTTCGTCAAGACCGGGAAGTTGAGCTTTTCCTCTCTCGCAGACTCCATCATCACGGACCTGATTCGCATCCAGATCCAGCAATCCATCACCAAGCCCCTGTCAGGCGCGCTGTTGAGTCTGGCCAGAGAGGTGTTCGGCAGCGGCGCCTCCGCCGTTTCTGCCTTCGCGGAAGGCGGCATCATGACCAGCGCCGGCCGGTTGCCGCTACGCACCTACGCTGGCGGCGGTGTCGCCAATAGTCCCCAGCTCGCCCTGTTCGGCGAGGGCGGCGTGCCAGAGGCCTATGTCCCGGTCCCCTCCGGCCGCATCCCGGTCGAGCTGCGCGGTGCTGGCGGCGGCGGTAGCGTGGTGGTGAACATCATCGAGTCCCCTGGCAATGGCGGAAAACAGCAGTCACGCAGCGGTGGGAACGGCACCAAGTTCATCGACGTGTTCGTAGAGCAGGTGAAATCGTCCGTCGCCAGCGACATTTCCAGGGGTTCCGGCGCCATCCCGGCGTCGCTCGAAGCGGCCTATGGTCTAGGCCGCGCACCCGGGAGTTACTGACATGGCCACCTGGCCCAGTACCCTGCCGGCCCCAACCTTCGACGGCTACCAGCTCACCCCCATCGACCCTGTCATTCGGAGCGATATGGAGATCGGTGCGCCGCGGTCGCGCCGGCGCACTGCCGCGCTGGACGACAACATCGCCTTGACCTGGAAATTCACCGACGCCCAGATGGCCACCTTCCGGACCTGGTTCTACGATGCGGCCGGCGCGGCGGGGGGGGCGGCCTGGTTTACCGGTCTGAGTCTCGCCGTGGGAACCACAGGGGTCGTGGCCCTGCAATGCCAGTTCACCGGCGTCTTTAATGCCACGCCGATATCCGGGCTCAACTGGCTCATGAGCGCCAAGGTCAGGACGCGCTGATGCCCGATCCCAACCTCTCCCAAGCGCTAAAGGAAGCCTACGCCGCGGCGCCGACGAACTCGATCATCTACCACACCATCGAGATCAATCACCCGTCGTTCAGCCAGCCCATCCGGCTGGTACGCGACATGGTCGACCTGGTGGCCACCCTGGAAGCCTCCGCCCCGCACAATCCCAGCACGGCAGTCACCTTCATCGCCTTTCGGTTCGACATCGTTCCGCCCGACAGCAGCCCGGTCGCGGTACCCCAATGCATTCTGGAGATCGACAACGTGGATCGGTCCGTCATGGCCCAGGTCCAACTTGCGTCGGCCTCCACGGCGGTGGCCACGGTGATCTACCGGGAATATCTCAGCAGCGACCTGTCCGCCCCCCAGAATAACCCGCCGATGGAACTGGAAATCATGGCGGTATCGTGCACGGTGTTCCGGATCAGGGCGACCTGCGGCTTCGGTAGCCTCGCGAACAAGCGTTTCCCCGGCGACGACTACACCGCCGAGGTTTTTCCGGGGCTGATCCAATGACACACTGGGCCAGCCGTTACATCGGCGACGAGTGGGTGACACGGGAGCATGACTGCTGGGGCTTCGTGCGCCGGGTCTACGCGGAACAGTTCGGGGTTTCGGTCCCCGCCGTGGACGTGGATTCGCTCAATCTCCGGGCGAGTATTGACGCCTTCTCGGGCCATGATGAGCGCGCGAATTGGGTTCGGATTGATGATCCGGAAGATGGCTGCGCCGTGCTGATGGGGATGGGTCGGCATCCGACCCACGTCGGCATCTGGTGCGACGTGGACGGTGGCGGCGTGGTTCACGCCGTCAGGAAAGCGGGGGTCGTTTTCCAGAGTCGGGCCTCGCTGGCCCTGGCTGGGTGGGCCGTTCATGCCTTCTACCGGAGGCGCGAATGTTCGCCACCGCAGTAACTGTCCGCGATCCGTTCCACCCATGGAAACGGGAGGTATCTCCCATCCCCACGGGTTGCCCGATCCGGTCCGTGGCGCCAGTCACGGACCAACCCTTCATCATCTTGCGCAACGGCAACGCCGTCCTTCGAGCGGATTGGGAAACCGACGTCGAGGAAGGCGATATCCTGGCCGTGGTCATGCTTCCCCAAGACGGTGGTCAGGGCGGATCGAATCCGCTGCGCATGGTCCTGATGCTGGCCGTGGTGGTCATGGCCCCGTACCTGGCGGGAGAACTGTCCCTGGGTACCGCAGAGGCGTCGTTCCTGGCCACCGGTGCGCTCACCTCCGCCACCGAAATGGCGATGATGACCAGCATGTATTCGGCTGGCATCGCCTTCGCCGGCATGGCCCTGGTCAATGCCCTGGTGCCCGCACCCAAGCCGCCCAGCACCCAGCAGGCGGCGGCGCTCGCCGCCGCCTCTCCGACTTACAGCCTCCAGGCCCAGGGCAACGTCGCACGCCTGGATGCTGCCATTCCGGCGGGTTACGGCAGGCTCCGGGTGTTCCCGGACTTCGCTGCCCAGCCCTATATTGAATACGCCGGCAACGAGCAATACGTTTACCAATTGCTGTGCCTTGGGAAGGGCGAATACGACATCGAGGCCACCCAGATTGACGACACCGACATTTCCTCCTGGCAGGAGGTCGAGATCGAGGTCATTCCCCCTGGCGGCGCCATCACCAAGTTCCCGGTGAATGTCATCACCAGCGTCGAGGTCACCGGGCAGGAACTGGCCACGGCGGCCAGCGGCACCTACACGCAGTCGGCCTATACCCTCACGATCTCCCAGACCGGGCATGGACTCACGCCCGGCCGCTATGTCTACCTGGACATCACCAGCGGTTCGTCGGTTGACGGCAGCTTCTACGTAGCCACCACGCCCACGCCCGACACATTCACCGTCACCGACACGGTGAGCCGCACCACCAGCGGAAACGTCACGGTCCAGCCCTGGCTGGGCCATTTCGTGGCGAATACCTCCGGTACGGTGGCGAACACCATCGGCATCGACGTGGCCCTGCCGCGTGGCCTGTATTCCTATGACACGGGGACTGGCGCGCTGACCACGATGGCCATCTCGTTTGTCTGCGAAGCGCGTCAGATCGACGACACCGGCGCGGTGATTGGTGCGTGGACGGACATCGGCTCCGAGACGATCAGCGATTCCACCACCACACCTCATCGCTACAGCTTTCGCTATACCCCGGCCACCCCTGGGCGCTATCAGATCCGGATGCGGCGCTTGGACGTCAAAAGCACGCTCTCAACGGTCGGACATGAGATTGACTGGGTGGGCCTGAGAGCCTACCTCCCGGAGACGCGGACATTCGGTAATGTCACCCTGCTGGCGGCCAGGATGCGGGCCAGCAATAGCTTGTCGATGCAGGCCAGCCGCAAGATCAACGTGGTCTGCACCCGGCGGTTGCCTGTCTGGAACGGGTCAACCTGGAGCGCCCCGATCGCGACTCGGAGCATTGCCTGGGCGGTAGCCGACGTCCTCCGCAATGCCGACTACGGCGCTGGGCTGGCCGACAAGCGCATCGACCTCGCCGGCCTGCTCACGCTCAACGCCACCTGGTCAGCCAGGGGAGATGAGTTCAACGGGCGCTTTGATAACACCATCACCGTCTGGGAGGCCCTAACCAAGATTCTTCAGGTTGGCCGGGCGAAACCGTTTATGCAGGGTGGCGTGGTCAGGGCTGTGCGCGACCAGCAGCAGACCGTACCGGTGGCGATGTTCTCGGGTCGGAACATCAAACGCGGGTCGTTCACCATCGACTACATGATGCCGACCGTGTCGACTGCTGACGCGGTGGACGTGGCCTATTTCGACGCCGGCACCTGGTCGCCGGGACGGGTCCAGGCAAAACTGCCAGGAAGCGCCGCGAGCAACCCGACCAAGATCGACCTGACGGTCGGCTGCACCAGTCGAGACCAGGCGTTTCGGGAGGGGATGTACCAGTGCGCCGATAACTTCTACCGGCGTGGACGGTGCAAGTTCACCACTGAAATGGAGGGCTTCATTCCCAGCTACGGCGACCTGATTGCTGTTCTGCATGACATGGTGGGTTGGGGCCAGGTCGCCGAGGTGGTCGACTGGAATGCAACCACCCGGGTCATGACGCTGTCCGAGCCGATGACCTGGGGAACGGGCACCCACTATATAGGCCTGCGCAAGCGGGATGGCGGGCTCGATGGCCCCTATGTGGTAACTGCCGGTATCGACGCTTACCACCTTACCCTGGCCGTTGTGCCTGGGACCGTTCCCTACACTGGCGGCAGTGAGGAGCGTACCCATATCGCATTTGGCTGGGGAGAGACCTGGAGGCAGCTGGCCAAGGTCACCGGCATCACCCCGCGTGGTCTTTATGACGTGGAAATCCAGGCAGTGGTTGAGGACAGCAACGTCCACACGGCAGAGATTGGCGTCGTCACGCCGACCGCCCAAACTAGTCAACTGACCACCATCTACACCGCGCCCGAGGTGGCAAGCCTGGTGATGAGGTCCAGCCCCTCCGACGTGTCGAAGGCGTTGCTGAGCTGGGAATCCGCGCCGGGCGCTGATCGATATCTGATCGAAGTCGCCAACACCAATCTAGCCGATGCCATGTGGACGCGGGTCGGGGAAACCAGCGCTAACAACTACGCAGTGACCGCGATCTACGGTGCCAGCACCTGGTTCCGTGTTTGTGCCATCGGCCTGACCAAAGGCCCCTGGGTCACGATGCTGTTCGGCTCGGTTGCCGATTACATGTGGGAACCCGCCTCTGACCTGGTCTGGAGTGCTGGAACCGATCTCGTCTGGAGTTAAGAAATGGCCACTGCACTGCCCCCGCTTTCCAACATCACATCGTCCACCGAGACCAAGGCGCAGCTGAAGGCTGCGATGAGCGACATCCATGACTATCTGGTAGGGCTGCTAGGGACTGACGGGTTGGCCGCGACCGCCCTGGCCACGCTGATGGCGTCTTTTTCCGGCTATCTGGCCAAGTCCACCACCTACACCGTGGTGGCTGCCGATAAGGGGAAGGTGATCGACTGCACCGGCTCCATCACCCTCAACCTACTGGCAGCGGCGACAGCCGGCACCACGTTTATGCTTGCCCTGCGGAACTCGGGTGGCGGAACCATCACCCTGGATGCCAACGCCTCTGAGTTGATCGACGGCAATCTGACGACAACCTTGCTGACTGGCGAGTCCTGCATCCTGATCTGCACAGGATCGGCCTGGGTGAGCATCGGCAAGACCAATACTCCGGTGCCAACGACTGGCGTGCTGGTTGGGATCGACTACGTGACGGCCACGGGCGCCTACTCCAAGACGGCCCCGGCTGGTGCCACCAGGGCGCTGGTCAAGGTGCAGGCCGGGGGCGGACAGGGAAGTATGCTTTACAACACGGTGGGTGGCGTTGGTGGCTATGCAGAGAAATTCATTACGGGGCTAACGGGAGGGTCATCCAGTATTTCTGGCGTGGTCGGTGCGGCTTCTTCCGCATCAACAATTACGTCACCAGTAACGGTGACGTGTTCAGCGGGGGCGTCGGCCGGAGCATCAGACGGTACTGGGGGGGCTGCTTCTGGTGGGGATTGGAATGTCACTGGTGGTGCATCCCCCTCTACATCTACCGTACAGCCTGCTGGAATGATGGGTGGCGCCAATACGGGTTATGGGTACGGCGGGAATTCCGTCGGGTCTAGCGGCGGACAGGGCATCGTAATCATCGAGTGGTACAAGTGAGGAGAATAAGGTGAAAAGAGCATTGATTGACCCGAACGGAAACATCGCACAGGTTGAGACACTGGATTTCCCTGTTGCTGCTCCATTTTTCTGGACAGACTGCCCAGACGCCTGCGTCCCGACATGGAGGTGGGATGGTTCCTCTGTGCTTCCACCCCTGCCACCCACCCAGGACCAGATTCAGGCGATGCTCACGGTGGCAGTTCAGGCACACCTAGACGCGGCTGCACAGGCACGCGGATTCGATGACATCAAGAGCGCGGTAACGTATGCAGATGAACCGACCGTTCCAAGTTTCCAGTCTGACGGACGTCGCTTTCGTGCATGGCGGTCACTCTCATGGCAGAAGTGTTACGAAGTGATGGCCGCCGTGAAGGATGGAACCAGGCCGATCCCCTCCTCCAACGAACTTATCTCTGAGTTACCGGAGCTGCTTTTGATTTAACGATGTTACGTGGCGTAATTTTGTTTCTCTACGCGCAATTATTTTCCAGATCATTTATCGCACTAATCTGCGCCAAATATCGCGCGCGGCTTCACCCTTGGGCTCAATGATCTCGACCGCGACACACGTCAGGACCTTCTTCCCTTGGGCGCGACCCCCAGGCAACCCGGGTTCGAGCCCACCGATGTAGGTTTCGTCTAC